TGCCGCCTTTGGTAGTGATAGAACGGCTTTATGTAAAAGGCGTGGCAATGAAATTATTGAACCTATTAAGTCTTGGCAAGGTAAGGACTTAATGGAAACAGTTGGTATTATTGTTCAAGAATACGAAACCTGCACTTTTAAGGATAGACCCACCGATATAATGGTTGATAGCATAGGCATTGGTAGTGGTGTTTGCTCAAGATTAACCGAACTTGAATTACCGGCAAGACCTATACAAGTAAGTGAAAGCCCAAGTATGCGTGATAAATATATGCGTTTGCGTGATGAATTATGGTTTAAGGCTAGAGAATGGTTTGAGGGTCGTGATGTTTACCTTGTGCAAGATGACAAGTTAATAGAAGAATTAATAGCCCCTCGTTTTAAATTTACCTCAAATGGTAAAATCAAAGTTGAGGCTAAAGACGAATTTAAGAAAAGACTAGGTGGGCGTAGTTGTGATTTAGCAGATGCGTTTTGTTTAACATTTGCACAGCAAGCCTTCACCGCCTCTATTAGGGGAACACAACATAATTGGAATAAGCCAATATCATATAAGGACAATTCATGGATAACATAAAAGATATTATATTTACGCCTGAACAAGACTTTGAGGCTGATAATCCTGTTACCCATGCTTTATTAGTGCATTTAATTGATGAATTAGAAAAAATGAACCGACATTTAGACAGTTGGGAATTGTTGTCCGAAGTTTGTTTGGCAGCCGCAGCGTTTAGTTTTCATAGAAGTGGTGGCTCAAGTGAAGAGTTTGTTGAAAAAATACAAACTATTGATATTAAACCGGATGTATCGGAATTAAATTAGGAGAAAATAATGGAAAAAATACAAAACATCATTGACTACATAAAAGGTCATTCATGGGATTACATTGATGCAGCATTGGGCGGCATTATTGCAATTCTTTTATTAACAATACTTTTAGGATAATACAATGCAAAGAAGTCAAGTATTAGATATGGAAAGACAGACTAAGAAAGAAACAAAAAAGCCTGTTGAAACTAAGAAAAAACCTGCAAATAAAAAAACTGCTAAATAGGATTTTTTAATGGATAAGCTAGAATTTCAAGCCTTGTTGCGTAATGAAATAGAGAACGCACATGGCTATTATGATAATGAGTACGGCATAGACAGAATTAAGGCTATGGATTACTATATGGGTGAAAAGTATGGTAACGAGCAAGAAGGTCGTTCTCAAGTTGTTACAACAGAGGTTGCCGACACCATAGAATTTATCATGCCTAGCCTTATGCGTACTTTTACACAAACAGATGATTTTGTAAAATTTATGCCTCGCAATGAAGAAGATGTTGAGGGTGCAGAACAAGCCACATCATACGCAAATTATGTTATAAATTGTCAAAATAATGGTTTTGTTGTTTTACATAATTTTTTTAAGGATGCGTTGTTACAAAAACTAGGCGTTGTAAAAGTTTATTATGATGAAACTGAAACAATGGAAGAGGAAACATATACTAATCTTTCAGATGATGAATTAACACTTTTATTGCAAGACGAAAGCGTTGAAGTTCTTGAACAAAGAACGGAAGAGCAAGAAGAATATCAAGTTGACGAAATGTCAATGGAAACTATGGATAGTTATGAAAGTAATGCTAGACATGATGTTGTTATAAAAAGAAAAAGTTATGGTGGTATGATTAAAGTTGATAATATTCCACCAGAAGAATTTTTAGTTTCTAAAAGAGCATCATCTTTAGAAGAAGCTGATTTTGTAGCCCACCGCACAACCATGAAAGTAAGTGACCTTATACAAATGGGTTATGATAGAGATTTGGTTGAAAGATATGCCGGACATTCCGAATTAGATTTTGGTGATGAAGTACAAAATAGATTTGAAGATGTTGAGACCGGTAGTGATACTGATACAAGTGATATGTCAATGCGTGATGTATTAGTTGTCGAAGCATACATAAAAGCTGATTATGATGGTGATGGTATTGCTGAATTACGCAGGGTTGTTACTATTGGCGAAGGTTCTGAAATAGTTGAAAATGAAGTTTTTGACCATATACCATTTGCTTGTTTATCTCCCATACTAATGCCGCATAGACTTATTGGTAGAAGTTTAGCTGAAATTGTTATGGACATACAATTAATTAAATCAACTGTAATGCGACAATTATTAGATAATATATATCTTACTAATAATTCAAGAATTGCCGCTGTTGAGGGTCAAGTTAATATTGATGATTTGTTAAATTCAAGGGCAGGTGGTGTTGTTAGGGTAAGACAAGCAAATTCGTTACAACCATTGCAACCACAAATGATAGGTCAAAATGCTTATAGTTTGTTGCAATATCTTGATGAATTAAAAGAACAAAGAACAGGACTTTCAAAAGCCTCAATGGGTCTTGATGCAGATGCACTACAATCTACAACCGCAACCGCTGTTGCCGCTCAAGTTAATGCTGCACAAGGTAAAATTGAAATGATTGCGAGGGTTTTTGCCGAAACAGGCGTAAAACAATTATTTAGATTAATCCTAACTTTATGTTTACATCATGGCAAAAAAGACCAAATGATAAGGTTAAATAATAAATTTGTGCCAATAGACCCTACAAATTGGAAGCATGAATATGATATTACAGTTAATGTTGGTTTAGGTAGCGGTCAAACAAACGAAAAACTAGCATTTTTAAATCAAATGGCACAAAAACAAGAACAAATATTACTTCAAATGGGTGCTGAAAACCCATTAGTTTCTTTAGAACAATATAGAAATACATTGGCAGAATTATCAGGGCTAGCCGGATTTAAAGATGCGTCAAGGTTCTTTAAAAATCCTGCCGATACGCCACCACAACCACAACAACCACCCCAACCAAGTGAAGCACAAATTAAAATGCAACTTGAACAACAAAAAATGGAAGCCGATATTCAATTACAAAAAGCAAAACAAGACGCTGAATTACAATTAAAGCGTGAAGAATTGCAAATGAAAATGGAAATAAGAAAAGAAGAACTTAGGTATGAAGCTCAACTAAGAGGTTTTGAACAACAAGTTGGTGGACAACCATCAACAAATTTACCAAGAGTTGAGTAATGTCAAATTTAGATGACGAAACATTAGCAATACTTAGTGGGTTAAACGCTGCACAACCAACAACACAGCAAGTAGATTATTCAGGCTTTATGGATAATTTTCAACCTGTATTAAATCAACCTAATTATTTTGTGCCACAACAAGGTTTATTACAAAACACACCTACATTAGACACATTGTCAGATTTAGATGTTATGCAACAAAGACCGCAATCTTTGTTAAATATGATTGACCAATACCCAACACTTGAAAGCGACTTTCAAAGAAGTTTTGCGGTTAATCCTGATACATTTAATATGAATGTTTATCAAAGGTTACCTTATGACCCTGCTTTTTGGGAGTCTTTTGTTAATCAAGGTGGCAGCACAACTAATGATGGTATTGATTTAACAGGTTTAGGTGCTGCAGGTTTAATTGGTGCAGGTGCAACAAGTTTACTTGGTGGTGAGAATGGTAGCGGTACAAATGGTGGTAGCTCAACTGTTACAGGCGGTAGTGGAAATGATGATGGTGATGGTGGAACAACAAATGGTGGTACATCTGTAATTACTATTGGTGGTAATACTATTTCATCAACAGGAGGAAGCACTAATGGTGGAAGTACAGATGGTGGTTCAACTACTGAAAAAATTACATTAAGTGGCACAGATACTTCTGAAGATAATAGTACACTAGATGGTAGTAATAATAATAATTTAATAACAGTTTCAAGCGTTATTGGCGGAACTGGTAATGATAATCTTGAAATAGATAATAGTGGAAGTAATGTTGTTAAAACATCAGCAAACACAAATACTTCTTTAGGTTCACTCATAAATAGTGTTGATACAACAAGCCAAGCAACTGCCACTAATGATATTAATACACTTATAAATAGCAATGTGTTATCTAATAATGCTACATCACTTCTAACAAGCCTTATTGATAATGGTGTTCCAATAAAAACGGCAGTTGGTAATGTTATCCAAGTTACAGCAGGAAATATAACAGATACATATACATCTACATCTAATCTAATAAATCCTGTAACGCTAGATACAGATTTAGGTTTAAATATTGGAACTGATATTGCAACAGGTGCAGATGCTTTTAAAAGCATTTTAGGCTTAGATGGCGATATAACTGGGGCTTATGATGCTTATGGTTTTGATGCAACAGGTTTTAGCCCAGACTTTAAAGTTGTTGATGTCGTAGAAAATGGAATTAAAATCGGTGAAAAAGTAGTTCAAAAAAACTTTTTTGACAAACAAATTGATAAATTTGGTAATTTTATAAATAATCCAATTAATGAGGGTTTTGGTGCTGTTGGTTCAGGATTAAATGATGCTACAAGTTTTACAGGTGGTGAAGCCTTAGCACTAGGCGGAGGTCTTTTATCAGCAATTGATGCAATAGAAGATGGCAATGTTTCTAATGTGTTTAATGCTGCCGCAGGAGTTGGTGCGTCAGGTCTTTTAGGTGGAGCAGCATACAATACTGCTATGATACCAGCAACCGCAACGGCAGCAGCAGTACCGGTTGGTGGAGCAGCTAGTGGCATACAAGGTCTTGCTACTAATCCTGCAACAGCAATAATTGGAACAGCTTTATTTATAGCAAATCAACTTGATGCTCCGCCTTCAGGCAAAACAGGTTCTGGTGCTTTTGATTACAATACTTCAACAAATACTGAGTTTGGTATGGCAGGTGATAAGCT